CCAGGTAATGAACCAAATATAATAAAAGATGTTACTTCAGGTTTTATATGTGTTGGACAACATGAATATGCTGATAGAGAAATTAAAATACAAAAAGACGTTCACGATTACTATGGATTTAAATTGAATGACAATCTCTATTGGTATTGGATGGCAGAAAACATTGAGTTTGATGATGAAACCTATAAAGGTTATTTAGAAAGTTACCCAAAGTTTTTTAAAGAATTTAAGATTAAAAAAATTCAATAATTTAATTTTTAGTAATTTTAAAAAAATCCGATGTGTTATCCCGAGCTAGGTCGGGATTTTTATTTTCATAGTATTTATGAAATATGGCTCAAGGTAAAACATACGGTATAACATTTCCATTCAGAGATTCTTTTGACGGTAAATATTTAGATTTAACCGACTTTAGTGAAGACGAAATTAAAACCGACTTAATTCATTTGTTATTAACAAGAAAAGGAAGTAGATATTTTCTACCAAATTTTGGAACTCGATTATATGAATATATTTTTGAACCACTTGATGGACCAACATTTAACGAGATTGAAACGGAAATTAAGGATGCGGTAACTACGTATATTCCTAATCTTCAAATCACATCAGTTAAAGTTGAACCAATTATATCACCTGATGGACAATCAGATTTAGCTACTACTTTCCCTGAAACGGGAGAGATGACTTTACCTGATTTGGCAATAAACGAACACACTGCAAAGGTGACAATAAATTATAATATTACTAGTGGAGTATTTAATACTTCGGACTTTATAATTATTAATATATAAAATGGCACAACAAATATCATATACAACAAGGGATTTCCAAGCAATAAGATTAGAATTAATAAATTATGTTCAAACTTATTATCCTGATTTAATTCAAAATGTTAACGACGCTTCGATTTTTTCAGTGTTTTTAGATTTAAACGCAGCGGTTACAGATAATTTAAATTTTAATATTGACAGAGCGTTACAGGAAACTGTTCTACAATATGCTCAAAAAGATATATCTGTTTATAACATAGCAAGAACATACGGTTTAAAAATACCTGGATTAAGACCTTCTATTGCTCTTTGTGATTTCTCTATTACAGTTCCTGTAGATGGTGATTCTGAAAATTTACAATATTGTGGTGTTTTACGTAGAGGTAGTCAAGCGTTGGGTGCCGGTCAGACGTTTGAAACTTTATATGATATTGATTTTGCTTCTGAATACAATTCAGAAGGTTTTCCAAATAGGTTAAAGATTCCAAATTTTAATGCAAATGGAACATTAGTAAATTATACTATTTTAAAAAGAGAACCTGTTGTAAATGGTGTAACAAGAGTATTTAAAAAAGTTATATCACAAACAGATTCAAGACCATTTTTAGAAGTATTTTTACCTGAACAAAATGTTTTAGGTGTTACAAGTGTTCTTTTAAAGAATGGAAACAATTTTACAAATATTCCATCAGCTCAAGAATTTTTATCAACTGTTGACAGATGGTATGAAGTTCAGGCTTTGGCTGAAGACAGAATTTTTATTCCTGACACTACTAAAACATCTGACAATCCTGGTATTAAAGTTGGAAAATATTTACAAACAAATCAAAGATTTATTACTGAATATACACCACAGGGTTATCTTAAATTAACTTTTGGTGGAGGTAATCAATCTACAGATGAATTATTAAGACAATACGCTTTAAATGGAATTACTTTAGATATATCAAAGTATCAGAATAATTTTTCTTTAGGGTCTACTTTAAAACCAACAACAACATTGTTTATTCAATATCGTGTTGGTGGAGGACTACAAAGTAATTTAGGTGTTGGTATTATTAATCAAATTGGAACAATTAATTTTTCAGTTAATGGTCCTAACGCCCAACAGAATCTAAATACTATTAATTCTCTTCAGGTAAATAATGTTACTGCTGCAGTTGGAGGGGCAAACGCACCTACTATAGAAGAAATTAGAAATTTAGTTGGATTTAACTTTGCATCACAAAACAGAGCGGTTACCATTAATGACTATGAAGCAATTTTAAGAAAAATGCCATCAATGTTTGGAGCACCGGCAAAAGTTGCAATAACTGAAGAAGACAACAAAATCAAAATTAATATTTTATCTTACGATACCGAAGGTAATTTATCAAGTAATGTGTCAAATACGTTACAAAGTAATATTGCTAATTACCTGTCAAATTACAGAATGATAAATGATTATATTTTTGTAAATTCAGCCAATGTAATTGATTTGGCATTTGATGTCTCAGTAGTATTAGATGCTAGTCAAAATCAGGGGACAGTTATTACAAATTTGGTTGAAAAGGTTCAAAACTATATGAGTCCATCAACAAGAGAAATGGGTTCAAATGTCTACATATCAGAAATAAGAAGATTAGTTCAGGAAGAAGTTGGGGTAATAACAGTAACAGATATTAAAGTTTACAATAAAGTGGGTGGACAATATTCATCATCTCAAACTTCACAAAGATACGCGAATAGTGATACTAGACAGATTGAACTTATTGACGATACAATATTTGCAGAACCAACACAAATTTATGATGTGAGATATCCTAATAAAGATATTCGAATCATAGTAAAGAACTTAACTACAGTTAACTTTAGCTAACATCCTTTATTTTTATAAAAGTGTGTTTAAAATATTTATTTAAAAACACACATGTCATCAACATACAGAATTAGAACGGAGTTAGGGGTAAACAAGACCATTCAGGTTAAGTTAGAACAAAATTACGAAACTTTAGAGTTATTGTCTTTAACGATTTCGCCTAATAATTTATATACTCGAGCTTGTGCAAATTATGGTGTTGTTTGTGGTAGAGTTTTTTGTAATAATGGTTTTGGGTTACCAAATGCTCGATTATCTATTTTCATACCTATTGATGAATTAGATATTACAAATCAAGATATTTCAGTTTTATATCCTTATCAAAGTATTAACGATATTAATGAGGATGGTTATCTATATAATTTATTACCTTACACACAATCACATAGTGGACACGTTCCTGTTGGAACTTTTCCTGATAGGATTGATGCTCTTATTAATAAGACGGTAATTGAAGTTTATGATAAGTATTATCGATTCACAGTGAGTACAAACGACTCTGGTGACTTTATGATACTTGGAGTACCGACAGGTCAACAGACGTTGTTTATGCAAGTTGACCTTTCCGATATTGGTGAGTTCTCAATGACACCTCAAGACCTTATAAGAATGGGTCTTGCAACTGAATCACAAGTTGATGGAACAAGATTTAAATTTTCCGAAAACTATAATGAGTTACCTCAAATCATTAGTATTTCAAAAACTATACAAGTATCACCATTTTATGGTGAACCTGAAATATGTGATTATTCAATACAACAAGTTGACTTTGATTTAACTTCTGAAAAAAATGTGACCATATCACCAAGTGCTGTATTTATTGGTTCTATTTTTTCGGCAAATGAAGGGACTAAAGTTGCTAATACAAATGATAACGCTTGTAATGTTAAACGAGGTCTTGGTAGAATGTGTGATTTAATTCCTGGCCCTGGACAAATATTAGCTTTAAGACAAACAATTCGTTTAGATAATTTAGGTTTACCAATTATTGAACAATTTACATTAGAGAATGATGGTAAAATTATAGACCAAGATGGTACTTGGGTGACTGAGGTACCTATGAATTTAGATTATGTTTATACTGATGAGGAAGGTAATAGAAGAATAAGTGATAATCCCAATATCGGTATTCCTACAAAATCAAAATATAGATTTAAAGTTAAATGGGACCAATCTCCACAATTATCAGAATCCACTAAAAGAGGATATTTCTTAGTTCCGAACATTAAAGAATATGGTTGGACATACAATCCTCAAAACCCTTTAGACGACCCAAATTTACAAGATTTGGTTAGCAGTGTTGTTACTGTAGAAATTCCTGTAGGTGTTACTGAATCATTTATATATAATTTGATAAATGAAAATGAAGCAACTACGTATGTTTTTAGACTTAATGAAACTATTAATGTTAATAATTTAAGAATAACTTATCCTGATGGAACACCTTATACAAGTCAAAATTTCAGTAATAATTTTATAGGAGGACTTCCAAACTTTAGTTTATCATGGGAATCTCCCGATATAGAAACTGCTTCAACATTTATTTTTTACAAAATAATTTATAAAAGATTTCAGTTAGAATCATCATATGCGTTTAGTTTAGATTGGAATGATTATGCTAATGTTAATGACGCTTTAAGTTGTGAAGATACTTTTATGGAATTACATTTCAATAAAGTATATACTGTAAGTCAAATTATCGATAGGTACTCAACAGGATTGAGGCCGGGTAAAACAGTCCAAATTAAAAATATTCAAGACCCAAGTTGTGACGGTGAAAAAAACAAATTCCCTATAAACGATGTTTTTGTTAATATTACATTTAACTATGTTTTTAACAGTTTAATTTTAGAAATAATAAAATATTTGTTAATTGGGTTAGTTCCATTATTACACGTATTAAGTTTTCTATGGATAATTATATTACCGGTTATTGGGATAGTACTTTTAGTTGCTCAGTTGATAATTTTTATAATTTGTAACATAGTAAGAGGAATACAAGACATTTTTGGAGCACCATCTTTGGATTGTCCACCACCGTCTGATTTTGGAAGTTTATTCAGAGAAAATCCTTTAAAAAACATTACACTTCCTCTTCTTTTATATACTGAAGATGGGTGTGAAAGATGTAATTGTAAAGCTGGTGATGTAACTGCGGATACCGATTTAATTGCGGAGTTTACACAAGTCCAAGAAGAACAGGTATCAATTTTAATGGATACTACAGGATTTCAAACGTATGCAAATAATCCGAATGATTTTACTTACATTCCTAATCTTATTGCTGGTAATGCTGGACTACCGGGTGTTGAAAAAAGAACGCCACAACTTAAAGACTCGTATAACATTGTCACTGACCCAGATGCAGTTGCAAGAACAATAGAATTAAATTATTATTCACAATCATTACCTTTTTCTGAAAGGTTAAATATGTTATCATTTCCTGGTAGATATTTTAAAACAGGTGTAGTTTTAGGATATCCGAATGTTAAAGCTCCATTAGGTATTAAAGTTTATGTTGAACCTGAGCTTAATTCACCGACTAAATTTCACTGGGATAATGTTTTAATTATTGCTTTGGACCCTGGAATTGATTTAAACGTTGGTGAAATTTTATCATTTCAAAATCCGGCACTTTCTAACGACCCAAATTATAAAAGAAACGAAACTTATCCCGCATCGTCTGGTTTAACAGAACCTCCCTTGGTTTATAATGGTGAAAATGTTGTTGGTGCTCAAATAACTGTAAATTGGTTAAGAACCTACAATTTAGGTAATTTTAATCAATTTGGTATTCAAGTTCCTAACGGACCAATAAACGGTTCATCAGGTGGTGGAATTCCTGAACAAACCGTTTATAATGTTTCGTCAATAACTGAGTTTAATACTGTTACATCATTTGCCGCAGACATTGAATATTTCCAAGTTTTAAAAGTTGGAAATTTAAACGAATTATCAAATTCATCTATCGATAGTGCTTTAAATCAAAATCAATATTTTAGATATCAAGAAAATGCGGATGGAGGGACAGTTAGTTGTTTTTGGCAAAGAGCTAATTATTACGGAAGTGGATTAGGATTTCCGACATTGGGAAATAACTTAGTAACTCCAAATGGATATAAGTATGTTATTTTAATGAGAGGTGTTGACGTTCATTCACCGAGAGTAAAACAAAAAATTTGGTTAGGAAGTTTGATGTATAATCAAATTAGTGAATCAAACATACCTGATGGTGTCAGTGAATCCGATGTGTACGTTGAAGGATATTTCAAATTAAATATACCATACCAACCAAACAACCTTGCTTCGGAATACCAACAAGTTCAATGTAGACATAACCAACTTCAAACCAATAATAGTGTGGACGAATATGGTAGTACAATATTCTATCCTAGTTATATGTTTAATTATTATTCAACTACATTTATACCTTTTACAAGTGATTTACATTTATATTATTCGTCATATGATGCTAAAAACTTTGGGAATGTAATTCCTGTTGAATATTCTGACTCTTCAATTGAAGGATATGTTCCTTATCAACAAATACAAACAAATTTTGATACTGGGTTTGAAAGAGTATCAAGTACAAACATTTTTACAGGTTTTTTTAGTGATACACAACAATGTGGACAAGGGGCTGACGCTGGTAATGATAATGATTGTGACAATGATACTGGTAATTCTTTTCCTCAACAAAGTGTATACACTTGGAATTTATACAATCAATATTCTAATTCTAATTTCCAACTTGATTTCCCTGGAAACTATAGAATAGGTCAAGTTGTTGAAGGCGGGTCAGTTTATCAATACTCACTATCTTTAGCGTTATATGATAGTCCTTGTCAAGCAAATGGAGGGGCGTCTAACGGTCTTAAATTGTGGACAGCTCCAAAAATGGCTTATTTTTCACCCTCATACCGAACCATAACTTCACCTGGTAACACACCAACGTATCCTACTGTTAATTTTAATAATAGACAGAGGATTGTTGTTAGGTCTAATAGAATGCCTACATCAACAAATGAACAAATTTCAGGACCTAATAGTTTCCAATTACATCAAAATTCAAAATTTGCGATTTATCGATTAACTGATACTGGAGGGATACAAGAATTAGAAAATGTAACACAATTCCCAACGAATTCAGATAATGAATCGGCAAACGCATTTGTTCCATTTACAAATGTTTTAGAATCGGTAAACAATTGTGAAAAGGCGGTTATGTTAAGTTGTTACGGGACTGATGAAAATGGTAATCCAATTATTAAACCTGAATGTCCTCAATTGATGGACCCGGATAATCCTTTAAAATATTTTAACTATGGAACTGGATGTTATAATTTAGTTTCAAGAAGTTTTTTAAGTTTACCGAGAGATATTGCTTTAATAACGGAATGGACAAACAGAAACAAAATATCAAATGCTATATGTCTTGATGTATTTTCACACAGTTTCTCAAATAACTGGATTAACGGAACATTGTTTGCTTACCCATTTGAAAATAAAAGGTTTTTTGATTCTCAAAATCAACCTTTTAGTGTTTTTTGTAAAAGTTTAATTTATTTACATGAAACATCACAGAATTTCTATTATAGAAGTTCACCTTGGGATGGGCAAAGATTTTTGGGTAATACATCAGTGGTTTATTATGAAAGACAAGTAGGTAATGAAAGATATTTGGCAAATCCAACAACTATTATGGATTTAGGACCTAAAGATACTTTCATACAAGAATTAGTTAATACTGATGAATATGATGGTTATATTGTATCGAAAGTACCCTCAACATCATACAAAGATGTTAGTGAAATATTCAATTTGTTTGTTCTAAGTCGATTGGTTAATAATAGTTTTATTGAAAATTTATTAATTTCTGCGTTACCTGAAATTGTAATGGCAATGTTCTTTACAAATAAAAGATGGGGAGCGTTTAGTGCTTTACCGGCCTATGTTGATGGTGATTACTCACAGATGTTATCAATTAACTCTGAGTTTGGAATTAGTGAATTTAACGTGTCAAATTATTCACAACCCGTTGATTCAGGATTTCAATCGGTTTATTTTGGAGGGTCTGGTGCTTATCCTTTATTTGGAATATTCTTAACTGGTAATACACAAGATAGAGATTATATTACACCAAGAAGAACTATATGGAATCCAAATGCGTCCATTAACCAAAACCCTGATTATAACTTTAGTCAAATTCCTGTTAAAACTCAAACTGTTCCATTTTATCAATGGAAATTAGATGACCAAAACTATTCTAGTATTGGACAGTATACAATTTTTGGTAATCAAAATAACAATTGGGTTACGGATTCACAAGTAACTCCACCTAATTTCTTTTCTTATGGATATCAGAACATGGACAGACTTAATCCTCAATCAAATTATTTCCAACCTGATGGTAACAACTCAAATTATTTCAGAGCGACATTGATTAATTTTTCAAATGGAACACCAACAATTGATTTACCTCAAACTTTTAATGGCTCAAGTTTTATAGTTGGGGCGCCACAACACTTTTATTTTGGTTTAGTAAAGGGAGGAAGCGCTATTGATAAATTTAGAATAAAATATGTTAATACCGAATTAATAATTGAATAACTCTAACGAAATAATAATTGTAAAAGGTTCCGCAAGATACGCGGGAGCTCCTGATGTTGATTCTAAAATATCAGTTGAATTAAACTCAACATTAAAGGAGATGACTGAATATGACAGAAATCTACTTGTTGATTTAGAAAATTTATTTGATAGAGAAAGACAAGAGTGTGACACTTTTGTTCCGACATGTAAGTTTACATTTATATTTGAAAATTCATATAGTGGACTTACAGGACCTAAAGCTGGTCCTTACGACCCGATTAACAGAAATCTTTATTATGTTAATCCTTTATATTATCGTCTTTTGCAAAACGACCAGCAAGACCCAAGTAATGAGATTGCGTGGGGAGGATTTCCACAGTATCATGAATTTGATTTTATAAGAAATGATTCTAATGTGGTAGGATATACTCAGCCACTTGTAGGTCAAAATCCACAGTATCATATTTTATTTGACGCTAAAGAACAATCATATTATAATTGGTTTTTCCATTTAAGTTATCCATCTGAAAAATATTTTAATCAATCGATGGAATATCAGTTTGAGGACGGTGAAGTGTTTACTTGGACGGTTTCCCAAGGAATTCCTTTTGTCATTTCAAATGACAAATTTAATGGACAACCTGTTATTATTTTTAGATGTGCGATGGACCATGGATTAAGTGTTGGAGAAAGTGTTGAACTTTCTTTAAATTGTAATGGTGTTAATATTTTTGATGTTTATAGATTAGGTGATGGTTACACTAATTCTGAGAAAAATGTTTTCATGATTTTTAATATTGGATTTTTATGTGATATCTTTTTTGATGGACAAAAAGGAACATTAAAAAGAGTCACAAATAAAGAAAATCTAACTGAAAGTAAATCGGAATATTATGTTAGAAGACATAAAATTATTACAAATTATACTGATGCTATTTTAACTAAAACCGCTTTTGAAAATAATGCGTTTAGAAAAAACACCAAGTTTGAAACAAAATCATTAACACCTAATTTAAATGCTCGAATATCATTAAAAGAAGGGACACAAAGTTATAGTTTATCGTTTAAAAATACGTTCTCAATAAACGGATTAAAAGATAATTTAAATAGACCTTTAACTGAATTATATGTTACGGTTGTTAATCGAGGAAGATTTGGATTTTTTGATTCATTAAAAAAAGGATGGGGTTTTAATCTTGGTCCTGAATTAAATACGTGGTGGGGTAATCCAAATAGTGATACGAATATTACTCAAACAAGTTTTAATAGACCTGGCCCAAACATCACAGATTCATTTGGGAATTCTGTCGGAACATTAATGACATTTTATTATAACAATCCATTGGAAGTTGATGATTTAATTGATGGGGATTTATGCGAATGGAATGATATGACACAAGAAGAACAGGTTTTAAGTTTGCATTATCATAAAATTAGATTTAATCCTAAAGTTTTTGATGTTTCTCCAAATAGTTCTTTGGGGTATTATTATAACACACATTACAAATTTCAACTAAGAACTTTTTCATCATATATAGAAAATGCTGACAGAAATATTATTATAGATAATTTACCGAGTTATAGTTATTACTCGGCATATAATCAAAAGTTTTTTTGGAGGGATATTTACACGTATGGATATATTGATGTTGATGGTGTAGGTGTGGATAATCCATTTTTAAATAATAAACACTATTTGTTTGAAGATTTTATTTTTAGATTGATACCTGAGGGAAGTAATATCAATGAAAATTCAACATTAGTTAATGACCCATTAATAGACGATTGTGAATAAGATTAAATTAACAAATAACAATATTAGTAGAAATATTAATATTCCAATCAACATGAATTGGGATTTCTTGGATAGAGAGGATACTTTAATTAAGTATCAGGAAGAAGTTCTAAATAAAATCTTGGGATTTCCGAATGATTATGAGGTTAGAAGATTTGAAATGTTTCAAAATCCTAACAATGATATAACCTTACCATTAACCTATAATTTTAATTTTAAATCATCAACTAACGATGATTGGGTTTTAAATTATACTGATTCAGGTCGATTTACTCAAAGAGAACTTTATAATAATACGAGGACTTATGATAAATCTTTTTTTAAATTAGATTTTTACGACACCACAAATCCTCAAACTAAAAAAAATTATCTAACAATAATTTTAAATAAAAGACCAAACAAGACAACATATACTTTTACGGCTCAAACAACTTCTGTTGAAATTGGTTTACCGTCTTTTACTTTAAATTACAATAAAAATCAGGAAGGATTTTTTATCTATTGGTTTGATGACCCAACAATTTTAAACATTAATACTTTGTATATGACGGCAAAGTTCTTTGATGCGTCAAATGGGCAATTTACTTCTTTTACAACAAAAAAACAAACAACATCAACAACACCATATCGATTAGGAACTGATTTTTTTAATAGAAGAGTTAGTTTTGATTATAACGATAGCACATATAAAATAACACTCATGGACCAACCGACAGTACAAGAAAATGTTATCGAATGGTATGAGTATATAAACCCGGCATCATAATGGAAATTTTTAAAGTTAAAATATCACCTGAGGTTTTAAAAGACGATATTGTTTATGAAACATATAGTGGTTACACATTTGGTGTTTACAGTGGATTAACAAATATTCTTAAAGGAGGACCAAATGGTTCTTCGTTATTAACAGGTCTTACTATACCAATTTTATTAAAACAAAAATATCAAGACATTGGATATTATGATGGTTTTGATGGTAAGATAAAACAAGAAAACATCTCGGCAAATTTTTTATTTTATTCTACAGTAGAAAATCCATATACATTTAAAATACTTAATACTTCAGATAATGAAAATGTTTATTTGTTTAACTCAACTTATCAGGTTGATTGGGGAGACGGAACAACACAAATAATTACCACATTTTATCCTGAAGAAATCACACATAACTATTCAGGACCTTTACCTGAACCAACAGGATATACTATAACTTTAACACAAACAAACTTATGGGGTGTTATCCAAGTCAAAAAGAATATTGTTGTCCCATATTCACTTCCTGAAAATACCGACCAATTTGGAACTGTTACATTTGCAAATACTAATGGAAGTTGGAGTGCAACACCATCATCGTATAATTTTATTTTTACAGGTGATGCTTACAATCAGTTATCATATCAAGTAAGTTCTTTTTACACAGAGGTCCCATTTTTCGTAACGGGATATACTACATCAAGATTAAATGATTTATCAACTTACGGACCGAGTCAATTTGTTGTTGGACAAACAGTCCCATTACCTGGACGAGAATATGGTATGATTGAATCTATAAGTAGTGCTTATACCGCATATACTATAAATGGAACAACCTACCAGGATTATCCTAATGGAACTACAATTTTTGTATTACCATCTTCAGGTATGACTTCAGATATGTTCTCAGTTAGTGCTATAACTAAAAATGAGGCTTTAATAAATGTTATTGACCAACCTCAGTTATACAATTCAATTTTTGTTGAACGTGGTAAAAATTCAGGGACTGAAAACTTTTTGAGATTAGGTGAAGTTTCTAATTTAAGTGATTTGTTAAATTATGGATATAACTATTTCATTATAAAACAGGGATAAGAAATTTAAATTTAACTATTTATAAAAATAAACTACTAA